AAAGAATATGAACAAGAATAGCATCATATTAGAACTTTGGGAAAGCCGAGAATTAAAGGATGCAATAGACAAGATGCAGCCGGAAGACCTGCGAGAAGATTTAAGAAGTGAACTATTTAAGGTACTATGTGAAATGGATGAGGAACGCATAATTGATATGCGAAAAAGAAACGTGTTAAAGTTCTACCTGGTTCGCACTATGATTAACATGATGCAGAGTAATACTAGCCAATTTTATAGGACTTATAGAAAGCCATTAGAAGTTGAGTTAATAGCACATGATAGAGACGAGGACTTGCTTAATAAAGTAGAAGATGAGTTATCAAAGATGCATTGGTACAAAGCCGAACTTTTACGAGTGTATGCTATTAAGCACAACTGCAACGCAAAAGAACTGAGCAGGGTTACAGGCATACCTTATATGTCAATACACAGGGAACTAAAACTAACTAAACGAGAACTTAAAAAACAATTACGCAAATGATAATTATAGCTGCGATATGCTTTGCAATATTCTTTGTAGAGATACATCAATTTCATAGGAAGTGTAAACTAGATTTTAAGCCGTTTAGCTGCACGAGTTGTTTAGCAGCTTGGACAGGATTGGCTTTATATTTTCTACCTGCAATATGTACCGATATTATTGCGTTTGTATTTGTACCAGGAGTAGCTGCTCCTTTACTTTCTAAACTAATGTGGAACTTATGGAAATAGAACACAGAAAATTTTTAGATCAACACGTTGGTAATTGGCACACAGTCCAGAATGGTTATGTGCGTAATATTGATTTAGACATCTTAAAAATGTACGAGCATATCTATCGCAAGTATATGAGTGCAGATTTTATCTTAACAGTATGGTGCGGTAATTGTATCTTCGATATGATTAAACGCTTGTATACTTGGTACGAAGAGCAACCAAAACCTAAAAATAAAAAGAATGGCTAACTTTATCCACCCTACCGCTATTATTGGCGATAACGTAATTATCGGAGATGGCAACTACATCGGAGCTTATTGTATTATTGGAGACAAAGCAGAGCATAAGAAGTTCTGGCAAAAAGAAAAAGGCAAAGTATACATAGGCGATAACAATATCATTACAGGACTTGTAACAATAGATGCAGGAACAGAAGATGTAACCTATATCCAAAATAATTGTTTCATAATGAAACACGCACACATAGGACACGATTGCTCAATCTTTGATAATGTTACAATAAGCTGCGGAGCAAAAATAGGCGGACACTCTATAATTGAAGAAGGAAGCAATATAGGACTTAACGCAGTTCTACATCAGTTTGCACACATTGGCGCAAATTGTATGATAGGAGCAAGTGCCTTCTTAAAAGGCGAAGCAAAAGCAAATACTAAATATGCAGGAGTTCCGGCAAGGGAAATCGGCTCAAACATAAGATAATGAAAGTAGCTATTTTATTACTTACACAAAACAGGCACGATTTAACGCAGCGTGTAATTAACCAAAACTTTTACAACTCTGGTTACAACGCAGACTGCTTTCTAATAGATAACGGAAGCGACACACACGAGAACTTTAACTACCCGTTTGACGGTTATGATCTATCAAAAGAAAAGCGAGGCATAGCAGCCGGAGTAAATGCAGGTCTTAGGATAACTCAAAACTATGACGCAGTTTGTTTATTAGCCAATGACATTTTATTACCTGAGAATTGGTTAGCTAAGTTTGTTTTGTTTGCACAACGAATAGAAAAGACCGGCATAATAGGAATACATTGTGTAGAGGAACTGCCACCAATAGTAGACGGGGTACATAAAACGCATACACCATTTGGAGATAACTTTATTACTCGTGAGCTTATAGATGCGGTTGGCGGTTACAACGAAGAGTATGACCCCTACGGAATGCAAGATAGAGATTATGGAGAACGAGCAACTATTACAGGCTTTACAAATTACTACATGCCGGATATGAGGTCAGAACATATAGGACACGATGTAGGCAACGGAACAGATTATAGACGAATGAAAGACGAGAGCTTGGCAAGGGCGCAAAGCGTGTGGGATAAATACCAGGACATCTATCACAACCAAAAGAATATAAGATGCGAATACTTTGTATAACCTCAGCTAACTCAGGTGTTGGCTTCCACAGGATAATGATGCCAATAGTACACATCGAAAAAGAGTACGCACTTATCACAGACGTACTTAATGATGAGTTATTAGAGCAAGGGTGGGATATTGTGTTAATGAATAGAATGCTAAACGAGATAGATGCAAAACAAATGGACACTTGGCGCACTAAGTACGGCTTTAAGTTGGTAGTAGATAATGACGATTATTGGGAACTTAGCGAAAGCCATTTGTTGTATTTAAGATACAAGCTCAATAACATACCTAAACTGATTATTGATTATTTAGAAGTTGCAGACCTTTGCACCTGCACACACGAAAGACTAGCAGCAGAGATAACTAAATACAATAAGAACGTTCACATATTACCAAACGCTTTACCTTACGGAGACGAGCAATTTAGAGATGAGAAGTTAGAAAGCGACAAGGTTAGACTATTCTGGTCAGGAAGCGGAACACACGAAAGAGACTTAGATTTAATTAGGCAGCCTTTCAAAAGGTTACAAGGTATGAATATAAGAACTGTGATAGCCGGGTACAACGATGGCGAGAAGCCAATATGGGATAAAATGATAGATGCGTTCACTTGCGGACTAAAACTTAACCCTACAATCTATAACTATGCAAAGGTTACAGAATATATGGGAGCTTACACAGATAGCGACATTTCAATAGTTCCTCTGGTAGATAACAAGTTCAACGCTATGAAGTCAAATCTTAAAGTATTAGAAACTGCTGCTAAAAAGAACCCTGCCGTTGTTAGCTATGTCAATCCTTACCTAGATATGCCGGTGCATTACGTTAAAAGCCAAAAGGATTGGTATAAGCATATTAAAGATTTGGTTAATGATGAGCAGATGAGAAAGGAAAGCGGAGATAAACTATTTGAGTTCTGCAAAAAGAAGTATAACTTTGGGGAGATAAATTTAGACAGAAAGTATATTTATAGTAAATTAATTTCTCATAGTTAAATTTTTAATTATTAATCAACGGAAAATTTAATGGGGAAGCTATGAGGAAACACACGCAAATATATTTGCAGGGGATGGGGTATAAAAAAACTGACTTCATTCCCTGTGAAGTGTGTGGCTCACAAGCAGTAGACGTGCATCATATAGAGGCGAGAGGTATGGGTGGCAGCAAAGACAAAGACACGATTGAAAACCTTATGGGGTTATGTAGAAAGTGCCATATAGAATACGGAGATAAAAAACAATATAAAGAGTTTCTAAAAGAGATACACGCAAAGAATTATGGCAAAGATTAAAGAGAACAATAACAAAGTTAGCTTTGGCAAACGCAAAAGAGGCTCTGCAAAGAAGTCCTTCAACAAGCATAACCCAAGACCGAAAGCATATAAAGGACAAGGCAGATGAGAAAGCTAACTGCTATATGGCTGCTGCTTACACATAAGGCTTACTTCGTTGCAGTATGCAAGACAGGTATGAATGGAGACGATATGACAACCATAGGCAACTACACCTATGCAATGGCAGAAACTTTAATCAATAAGCACATAGCAGACGTAGACACTTACTTAGATCAAGAAGACGCAATAGACCAAGCAAACGACATAATCAACGGCATACTATGATACAAAACGTACCAATCAACACAGTAAAAGCAAACCCAAACAACCCCAGAATAATTAAAGACGATAAGTTTGCAAAGCTCGTAAAGTCAATTAATGAGTTCCCGCAGATGCTAAACCTTAGACCTATTGTTGTAAATGACGATATGGTTGTTCTTGGTGGCAATATGAGATTAAAGGCTTGTAAGGAAGCCGGACTAAAAGAGATACCTATAATCAAAGCAAGTGAACTAACCGAGCAACAACAAAAGGAATTTATTGTTAAAGATAACGTAGGCTATGGCGAATGGGATTGGAACGACCTTGCTAATAATTGGGATAGTGAGCAGCTACAAGATTGGGGGTTAGATATACCCGGCTTTGATGCAGAAGTTATACAAGCTGAGGAAGATGACTTTGCAGTTCCAGACGGGGGCATTGAAACGGATATAGTATTAGGAGATTTATTTGAGATAGGAGAACACCGATTGCTTTGTGGAGATAGTACGGATATTGACCAAGTTGATTTATTAATGAACGGACAAAAGGCTGATATGATTTTTACAGACCCACCTTATGGTATTAATATCGGTAATCAAAGTCAAGGTAAAGGAGGAGGAGTTGCAAAGAAAATAGATTATGGTGTTAATGAATGGGACAAAGAAATACCTTATGATGCAATTAATTTAAGTTTATCAATATGCGATAATGTGGTTTTATGGGGTGCTAATTATTATGCTGATAAATTGCCACCATCTTCTTGTTGGATAGTTTGGGACAAAGATAATGGAGAAACTGATTTTGCTGATTGTGAATTAGCTTGGACAAGTTACAATAAGTCAGTAAGGAAATTCAAATTGAAATGGATGGGAATGATACAAGAAGATATGAAAAATAAAGAAAAAAGAGTACACCCAACTCAAAAGCCTGTTGCATTAGCAGAATGGACATTTAATGAATTTAATGCAGGAAATAATATATTAGATTTATTTCTTGGTTCAGGTTCTACAATGGTAGCATCACATCAATTAAAAAGGAAGTGTTACGGAATGGAACTTGACCCTAAATATTGCCAAGTGATAATAGACCGAATGATTAAACTTGACCCGACATTAGTTATTAAAAAGAACGGGTTACCTTTGTAATAACAAAGAAGTAAATAAGAAGATATGGCAAACGAACATAATTTGAAACCAGTACAGAAAGGCGAGATAAGAAACCCAAACGGCAGACCTCGTAAATATGTAAGCCTACTCAAAGAACAGGGCTATAAACTTGCTGAGATAAACGATACCATACAAGCTATGATGTCAATGGACTTAGAGGAACTTAAAACAGTATGGGATAACCCGAAGGCAACGATACTTGAAAAGACGATAGCAGCAGCTATGCGTAAGAGCTTAGAGAAGGGCAGCCTTTATAGTTTAGAAACTTTGCTAACTCGTGTTTATGGTAAGCCAAAGGAACAAATGGATATTCAAACAGATAACAGAATAGAGATAGTATTTGTAGACGGCAAGACAATTCTTTAATGCGGATAGAACTACCTAACGGACATATAAATCAAAAGAAGATACTTGACTGCGAAGCCAGGTACATTGTGGTTATGTGCGGTAGAAGGTTCGGCAAATCGGAGTTAAGCCAAATTAAATGTATTACAACGGCAATCAAAGGCGGTCAGGTTGCTTACATAACCCCTACTTATAAATTGGCTAAGGTATTTTTTGAGAAGCTTTGTAATAGCCTTCCCTTCCCTAATAACAAATCGGACTTAAACATTAGCTTCCCGAATGGTGGCAAAGTGGAGTTCTTTACAGGGGAACGCTTGGATAACCTGAGAGGTAGAAAATTCAACCTGGTAATAGTAGACGAGGCTTCCTTTATACCTAACTTAGAAGACGGGTGGCTTAACTCAATAAGACCTACCTTAACGGACTATAAGGGTAAAGCTATATTTCTTAGCACCCCAAAAGGCAAGAATTACTTTTTTAGTTTGTTTAGCAAAGCCGAGCCGGATTGGCAGAGCTTTAAGTTTACTACATACGATAACCCGTACATAGACCCGAATGAGATAGACGATGCCAGAAAGCAACTTCCAGAGGTTGTGTTTGAGCAGGAGTATATGGCAAACCCGGCTGAGAACGCAGCTAACCCTTTCGGAAGCCAACACATACGCAAGTGCTTACACCCGGTAACAACTATGCCGGTAGTAGCTTATGGGATTGACCTTGCCAAGTCAGTCGATTGGACTGTAATAGTAGGATTAGACGAAGACGGAAATGTGGCTTATTTTGACCGCTTTCAAATGGATTGGCACAATACCAAGCAAACTATCCTTAGGCTGCCTAAATGCCCTATCCTTGTCGATAGTACGGGGGTTGGAGACCCGATACTTGAAGACCTACAAAGAGAAGGGGTAATGATACAAGGCTTAAAGTTCACAAGTTCGAGTAAACAACAACTTATGGAAGGCTTACAGGCTGCAATACATCAAGGGAAGATTGGCTATCCTGAGGGTATAATAAGCCAGGAGTTAGAAGTATTTGAATATATGTACACGGCAACGGGGGTAAAGTACTCCGCACCTTCAGGCTTTCACGATGACTCAGTTATGGCTTTGGCTTTGGCTTGGCAGAACTTTAGCCTTAAACGTGGCACGGGTAGGTATGCCTTCCTTTAATTGCAACAAGGTTACAAAAATAAATTTGGTGGATTGTGTAAAACTTGTATATTTGGTTATTATTTAATCAAAACACAAACACAATGAAAAAAGAAACCGCACAATTATTAGCCGTATTTTTAGTAGCTTGTTACCTTATTGGACAATTACAAGACATCTACTCAAAATGATTTACGCTATTTGCCTTCTGCTAATTGCAACAGGTTTTGTAATGGCAGCTTTATTTGACTACACAATTAAAAACTATGACACAAAGCACAAAAGAATACATAGACAAGTATTACGCAAGTGAACCTATCAGCATTATGATGTCCAACATTGATGCGACTTATCTTGAGATACTTACCTACTGCAACGAGAAGGGTTACGAACCTGCAAAGCGTAGATTAAGAAGACCAAAACATAAGTCAGAAATTGGCTTTTTTGACATTGAGAATTACAAACCAGAAACAATATAAAATTAGAAATATACTTCTAATTAGTTAAAAACAAGCTATTTAAAAACAATTATTCAATCAAATTAGAAATATAATTACAAAAACAAATAAACCTATGAAAACAGCAATGCAAGAATTACTAAAATGGGCAAAAAATAGCGATATGAGTGATACTATGATAAGTCCTCAAGATTTATTAAATGTAATAAACCCATTACTTGAAAAAGAAAAACAGCAGATACGAAAAGCATTTTCTGATGGTCAAGAAACACCAATAAACCACCCTACTCTACCCCATTATAGTAGAGAAGAATATTATGATGATAACTATAACCCAAACCTATAACCAAAACTAAACTTATGAAACTATATTCAGAATTACAAGTAACACAAGCACTCAAGCATTACAATATATCAGATTCAGAAACATTTAAAGTAATTTCTTTTATGGAGCCAATAGATATACCAAGTGATGAGTATATTGATGAGGTATTCCAATCAATGACAGAATTGAATGGATTTTACAAGGATGGGTTTATTAATGGCGCTAAATGGATGAAAGAACAAATAATAGGATTAGAAACCAATAACATAGAAGAACCAAAACAAATAATATGATAATGATTCCTATAACAATTGCATTTCTTATTGGTGTTTTATTTGAAAAATCAGATTACCACCTAAAAAAAGAGGCTGATAAATTACCATCTTTCACTAAAAAAGAAGCAGAACAATACTACAACCAAACCTATAATCAAAACTAAACAAATGGAACTACAACAAATCTTTGAAACAACAAAAGAACAAAGGACTGAGTTTACCTACCAATTAATTGAACGCTTAAACGCGGGGGAACTTGACCCGTTAAAAACACATCTCCAGGTTAAAGCCTTAGAGGATATGCTTGAAACATTAAAGGGCAATAAGGACTACAAAGATGCGGTATTACAAGCAGCCGTATTAAATGGCAAAGACTTTGAGTATATGAGTGCTAAGTTCAACATCAGAGAGGTAGGGGTTAAGTATGACTTCTCGAAATGCGAAAGCACAGACTACGAGGATATAATGGCTGACTTCAACGATGCCACCAAACGTAAGAAGGACATGGAAGAGTTCTTAAAGAAAGTACCGCATCAAGGTCTTGAAATTATTAACGGGGTTACAGGCGAGGTTAAAAAGGTTTACCCTCCGGCAAAGAGTAGCACCACCAATGTAGCCGTATCATTAAAATAATAAAAATAATATACTTCTTTGTAATTTGCTTACCTTTGGCAGCGTTATGCTACATAGGTGGGCATCTTGCTTATGAGATAATGTTAAAACTACGCAAATGACTTGGAACGAATTAACAGTATGGCAGTACCAACAAATCTATCCAATAGTTACAAAGCCTGAGAAGGATTGGACTAACTTAGATGTAGAAAGTAAGTTAGTAGGCATAATCTTTAACCTTACCGATACTCAGGTGGATAGCTTAACTATTCAGCAGTTCAATAACCTTAGAGCTACACTCAGTTTCTTAGACGATAAGATAGAAGGTAAGCCGGTTAAGTACACACAAGTAAACGGCAAACGTTATAGATTTATCTATGATGTTCAGCAGATCAAAGCAGCCAGATACATCGAGAGCAAAGTATTTAGCACCGACTTAGTTGGTAACCTACACAAGTTAGCAGCCTCAATGGTTATGCCTCAGCGTAGGACTTGGTGGGGAAAATGGGTAGACGATACTTATGACGCTGCCAAGCATAGCGATTATGCAGCAGACCTACAAGCCTCTAATTTTGTACATATCTATCATTCGGTTGTTTTTTTTTATCATGTATACAGAAATTGGATAGAAGTTTCTCAGGCTTATTTGATACAAGAGATGATGGCGAAGGGAATGACACCGGAATTAGCACAAGAGGCGGTTCAAATTTTATGCAGCAGTTTGGATGGCAAT